ATCTGATCATGCCGTATGGAGCGTCTAACGTGTATACGGCTGAGCGCGTGACGCACATCATGCGCAAGACCAAGAATGACATGAAGAAACTCCAGGCCGCAGGGTTCTACCGGGAGGTAGAACTGGGCGAGCCGGTGCAGATCTTCACCGACATCGAGAAGAAGAAAGCCGAAGAGCAGGGCTACACCCTGACTGATGATGACCGGTATCAGATCTTGGAGATCCACGTGGACTGGGATCTCAAGGGCTACGAGTCCGATGACGGAGTGCCATATCCGTATGTGATCACCGTCGAGCGTGGCAGCAGCAAGGTCTTGTCAATCCGCCGTAATTGGAAGGAAGGCGATGAACGACACCTCAAACGACAGCATTTCGTTCAGTACACGTATATCCCTGGCTTTGGTGCTTATGGCCTTGGCTTCATCCATATCATTGGTGGTTACGCTCGTGCTGGTACATCAATCATTCGTCAACTGGTTGACGCAGGTACCCTCAGCAACCTCCCCGGCGGTCTCAAAACCCGTGGACTCCGGGTCAAAGGCGACGACACCCCCATCGCCCCCGGCGAGTTCAGGGACGTAGACATCCCCTCTGGGGCACTGCGTGACAACATCATGCCGCTGCCCTACAAGGAGCCGAGTCAGGTTCTGGCAGCACTCCTTGACAAGATTACCGATGAGGGCCGACGCCTCGCAGCTATTGGGGATCTGAAGCTCTCCGACATGTCTGCTCAGGCCCCCGTGGGCACCACGCTTGCACTGCTTGAGCGTCAACTCAAGACCATGAGCGCCGTGCAGGCCCGTGTGCACGCCAGTCTGAAGATGGAGTTCAAGCTCCTCAAGCAGATCATCCGTGACTACATGCCGCCGGACTATTCCTATGTCCCGGTGGGCGGCGACCGTGCGGCCAAGCAGGAGGACTACGACATGGTGGAGGTCATCCCCGTGTCGGATCCGAACGCAGCCACCATGGCTCAGCGGATCATGCAGTACCAAGCTGCGCTGCAACTTGCGCAGGGTGCTCCGCAGTTGTATGACTTGCCCCACCTGCACCGCCAGATGCTTGAGGTCTTGGGCATCAAGAACGCTGACCGTCTCGTGCCGGTGGAAGAGGATCAGAAGCCTCGTGACCCCATCAGCGAGAACATGTCGTTCCTCACGGGCAAGCCTACAAAAGCCTTCATCTACCAAGATCATCAGGCTCATATCGCCACCCACATGGCGCTGTTGCAAGACCCGATGGTGGCCCAGATGATTGGCCAGTCGCCGATGGCGCAGCAGATGGGTGCGGCCATCATGGCCCACATCGCTGAGCACATGGCGTTCGCCTACCGGCAGCAGGTGGAAGAGCAGTTGGGTGTGCCGCTCACGCCGCCGGATGCAGAGTTGGACGAGAACACCGAGGTGCAGATCTCTCGCCTCGTGGCGCAGGCTGCACAGCAACTTCTCCAGACCAATATGCAGAAGGCTCAGCAGGCCCAGGCTCAGCAGATGGCCCAGAACCCGCAGTTGCAGATGGCTCAGCAAGAACTGCAACTCAAGGCCCAAGAGTTGCAGCGCAAGGAGGCTGACTCTCAGCGCGACTTCCAGATTGCGCAGGAGAAGATCCGTCTGGAGCGTGAGCGCATCGCTGCTGAGCAGCAGCGTGAGGCCATGCGCCTGCAAGCCCAGAACCGTCAGGGAGACAAGAAGATCCGGGCCGACCTCGTGAAGAACATGATGAAGCCCAGGACACAACCTAAGCAATAACCCATGAGTAATTCAGTGCGCTTTCCTGAAAAACTCACGATTGGAATGGCGGTATACGAGGACTTCGATGGTGTGTACTTCACGCTGCAGGCCCTCCGTTACTACCACCAAGACGTTGACCCCCGGCTAGTCCGGTATCTGGTTATAGACAACTGCCCTGGTGGGGTGCATGCACCCCATATCAAGCAGTTCATTGAGCAGTACGTGCCCAACGGTAGGTATGTACCCAATGACAAGCTCAAGGGCACCGCTGTCAGAGACTTCATCTTTGAGGAATCAGATACCGAACTGGTCATGTGCTTAGACTCGCACGTGCTCGTGGAGGCTGGAGCCATACGGGCACTGTTGCAGTACTACGAGGACAACCCTGACAGTAACGACCTGATCCAGGGGCCGCTTGTCCTTGACGACATCTATCACATGTACACCCACTTCAAACCGGAGTGGCGCGATGGCATGTTTGGTACATGGGGCACTGATGACCGTGCTCAGGATAAAACCGCAGAGCCGTTTGACATACCGGCTCAAGGTCTAGGACTTTTCTCTTGCCGCCGCCGAGCATGGTTGGGTTTCAACCGTAAGTTCAGTGGGTTTGGCGGTGAAGAGTTTTATATCCACGAGAAGTTTCGACAGGCCGGTAGACGCACGCTGTGCTTACCTTCCTTGCGGTGGATACACCGCTTTGTGCGCCCCACGGGCGTGCCCTATCGGAATGTCTGGGAAGACCGAATCCGTAACTACATCCTGGGTTGGCGAGAAATCAATCGTCCCCTCGATGACGTTATAGAGCACTTCACCAAGTTGGTAGGTGCGGAAACCGTAGAGAAGGTTCTACAAGCGGTTGATGCTGAGGATCAACCAAACAAGCAAGGAGAAGAACATGACCACTGCGTTTGACGTGGTTCTGAAGGACATTGCTGAGCACCGCGAAAACGTCGCTCGCGCCCTCGTGGATGGCGCTGCTCGTGACTATGCGGAGTACAAATCAATGTGTGGCGAGATCCGGGGTCTCTCAGTCGCGCATTCTTTTATAACCGACCTCGTGCGACGAATGGAGCAAAACGAAGATGAGTGATCTCTTGATTTCTGACGGCGAAGACACGACCGTGTTGCCTGAGACCGAAGCGGAGCGGGCAAAACAGGTTCCAGATCCGGTGACTTATCACCTGCTGTGCGTGGTGCCTCGTGCCGAAGAAGAGTATGAGAGTGGTCTGGTTAAGGCCGGACAGACGATGCACTACGAAGAAGTGCTGTCCCCTGTGCTCTTTGTGATGAAGATGGGGCCTGACGCATACGCCGATAAGACCCGCTTCCCCAGTGGCCCGTCCTGCAAGGTAGGTGACTTTGTTCTGGTGCGCCCCAACACGGGCACCCGATTGAAGATTCACGGACAAGAGTTCCGCATTCTCAACGACGACAGTGTTGAGGCGGTTGTGCAGGATCCGCGTGGCATTAAGCGAGCATAAGGAGGTCACCATGGCACGTATTCAAGGTGAAGAATTCAAGTTCCCCGACGAAAAGCCGGTGGAAGCCAAGAAAGAAGACACCATCGACTTCGAAGTTGAGGGAGATGCTGAGATTGAGGTGGTAGATGACACGCCTGAAGAGGATCGTGGCCGTCCGCCCATGAAAGAACCCCCGCCGGAAGTCACGGATGAGGAGTTGGCGCAGTACTCCGATGGGGTTAAGAAGCGCATTCAGCACTTCTCTAAGGGTTATCACGAAGAGCGGCGGGCAAAAGAGGCCGCTTTGCGTGAGCGAGAGGAGGCTCTCCGCCTTGCTGAGAGGTTGGTGGAAGAGAACAAGAAACTCCAAAGCTCACAGGGCCAAACCCAGCAGGCACTGCTTGAGCAGGCCAAGCGCGTGGTGGCCAGTGAGATTGAGGAAGCTAAACGGAAATACCGTGAGGCTTACGAGGCGGGTGACGCCGATAAGGTTGTCGAAGCCCAGGAGGCACTTACTGCTGCCAAGATCAAGGCTGAGCGGGTAAATAATTTCAAACCGGCACCTGTACAAGCAGAAAAGCCTGTGGTACAACCCGATCCGCAGCCGGTGAAAGATACTACTCCGGTCGATCCGAAAGCCCGTGCGTGGCAACAAGCCAATCCGTGGTTCGGCGTCGATGACGAAATGACCGCAGTAGCTCTCACCGTACATCGAAAACTTGTGGAAGGTGGGGTGGATCCAACCAGTGATGAGTACTACGAACGTATCAACGGACGTGTACGACAGCTTTTCCCCGATGCGTTTTCCTCGGAAAAGCCAGTAAAAAGATCATCTGTGGTAGCCCCTGCATCACGTAGCACAGCGCCCAAAAAGATCGTGCTTACCCAATCCCAAGTGAATATCGCCAAGCGGCTCGGACTGACGAATGAGCAGTACGCCCGTGCGGTTGCGGAAGAAATGAGGAAACAAAATGGCTGAGAATCGACTCTCTCGTGATCTGGACACCCGCGCCAAGGCTGAGCGCCCG